CACCCTGTCGGCAATTATCGCATGAGGGATGGATTCTTGTGCCGTCATAGTTGCGCCCACTCTTGTCCGAAAGCGTGAAGCAATTCTCGCCCGGATTCGGTCGGACATAATCGCGCCGCCGATGTATCCATATCCAAAAGCAGTGAGGCTAAGAGATCCGGATCCAGTAGTGGTGAAGTAAAGCAAGTCAGAGGCAAGACCACTGATGGCGATATTGCCAGCGCCAGTGGTTGGAAGTTTGAGAGATGCCGAACCACTAGCAACAAGATTGATTGAACCTGAGCCATTGCCAGAATAGGCAAATGTTCCAGATGCGTTTCCAGTAAGAGTGATGGAAGCTGAGCCAGTGAATGGAGTGAATGATCCGGTTCCACTTGCCACCAAAGTGATGAAGCCAGCGCCAGCATCAACGAAGAGAAGCGAATCTGTTCCGCTTCCAACGATGGTGATCGTTCCAGCGCCAGTGGTTGAATAACTGATTGATTGACTAGCTGATCCAGTGAGTGAAATTGAACCTGAGCCAGTATCAGAGAAGGAAAGAGAAGCTGTGGCAGTGGCAACAAGGCCGATGGATCCGGTTGCTGAAACTGGGAACGAGAGCGAATCGCTTCCCGAACCAGTGAGCAAGATTGAACCTGAGCCAGTTGATGCAAATATGATGGAATCAGTTGCAGATGCAGTGAGTGTGATCGAACCGCTTGCCGATACTGGGAAAGTCTCTTGATCTGTCGCAGTTGCAGTGAGTGTGATTGAACCTGAGCCAGTGGTTGCAAATGAGAGCGAATAGGTTGCAGATGCAGTGAGTGTGATCGAACCGCTTGCCGATACCGGGAAAGAGAGCGAATCTGTTGCAGATCCAGTAAGTGTGATCGATCCTGAACCTGATGTGGATGCTGCGCCAGCATTGTAGGCAACGCCTGTCGCATTGTAGGCAATGTTTTCGTTATAGAGTGCCATCAATGCTCCTTCTGGTTATTCTTCTTCGAGCTTGACCTCTGCGATCAATCTATATTTTCCCACTTGACATTGAACGCAAGATTCATTGACAACTGGATCAAATTCGTTTCTTGTTTCCATATATCCAGTGTTACAGATGAGACATTGATACTCGTATCGTGTAGCCATTTCGCTCCTTAGTAATAAAGATAGACAACGCCATTGCCACCAGAGCCACCAGTTCCACCAGTGGAAGCAGCACCCCCACCGCCCCCACCGGAGCCACCATTGCCACCATTTTTTCCTGAACCTGCTGATCCTGCGCCTGTATAACCAGCCCCACCGCCTCCAGCTCCAAAACTTGTTCCAGTACCCGTTGAGCCAGCTCCTCCGGCATAGAAGTCACCAGTGCCGCCAGCCCCACCTGTTCCAACTCCAGTTGTTGAAGCAGAACCTCCACCTCCACAAATTAGACCAGCTCCACCTGCGCCACCAGTTGAAGCTCCAGTGACAGTTGTGGAGCTGCCACCGCCCCCAGTTGAAACTGCTGGATTAGAAGAAAGGGGGCTTGATGTTGCTGCGCTCCCTGCTCCAGCATATCCAAAAGCATTGTTTGAAACACCAGGAGCTCCTGTATAAGAAACCGTTGAAGTTGTGGATGCTGTTGAAGGCGTTGCTGCTCCTGCTGCCCCACCTCCAGCGCCAGCCGTAAGACCGCCAGAACCGCCACCAGCAAAGACCATCCCATATTGTGAGGAGGTTCCAGATGCTCCACTTGCTGCGGAAGCAGAGCCAGTTCCACCTGTTCCAACTGTGACTGTGTTGGTTGCAAATGTCCAACCTTGCGAAAATCCTCCAGCACCTCCTCCACCGGAATAGTTAGCAGATGAACCACCTGCTCCACCACCGCCAATAACAACCGCATAGACTCTTTGAATTCCGGCAGGGATCACAACTGATGAAGAAGATGTTGTGAAAGTTTGTTGAAGCTTCAAGCCATAAGGAGTGTCAGAAAAAGTTGAATTGTTATAAATGGAAACTGTCATGATCTGCTCCTAATAGAAAAGATAGAGAATTCCGTTACCGCCTGTGCCAGCAGTGGTTCCACCACCTCCAGCACCGCCACCTAAACCGCCATTTCCACCAGTTGTCCCTGAAGCAGCCACTCCATTTCCTGCAATTCCAGCTCCACCACCGCCAGCGCCATTTGTTCCAGTACCAGTTGAACCAGCACCACCAGTAGTGATTGTTCCTGTGAGAATGTTGACTCCCGATCCGCCAGCTCCACCTGTTCGCGTTCCTGTGGTAGTACCTGCTATTCCACCCCCACCTCCAACTATCCCTGAACCGCCAGCACCTCCAGTTTGAGCAGAAGATCCTGAGCCTGTTGATGCCCCTCCCGACCCCCCTGAGATGCCGTTCCCACCAGCGCCAGCCGTACCTCCTGCAAAAGTTGTGTCCCCACCATTACCTCCCCCACCCCCAACAAAACCAAAAGTTCCATTTTTTGTTGATTGACTGCTAGTACTACTTCCACCAGGCATTCCCCAATAGTTTGAACCAGCGCCAGAAAGTTGACCTGCTCCAGCTCCTAAATACCCTGAACTACCGGGGCCAGCAACGACATTTCCATATCTAGTAGTTACTCCATTTGAATCGCCAGCTCCTCCAGAACCTACTGAACATTTATTATTTGCCAAGGTCCAGCCCCAAGCAACACCTCCAGCGCCACCACCTTGACCACCATTTGCCCCTGAATTTCCCCCACCCCCACCGCCAACCGCTATTGCATAGACCCAAGTTATACCAGCAGGGATTGTGACTGAAGTTGTGCCAGCGTTGATTGTCTGGCGAAGTTGCAAGCCATAAGGCAAAATTGAAGAAGTAAAGCCATTTGGAGTGATCGCGTTTGATGATGGCATCCAAGAATTGACCTGTGAGCCAGCTTCTCCTCTTTTGAAACCTTCAGCCATTATGCGACTCGGTTCACATAGCCAGAGATGTTGATGACTGATGCAGTTCCGGCGTAAGCATAGACAGTTGATGCAGTAGGAGAACCTCCACCGGATCCAGTAAGGACAAGTCCGGGAACAATCAAGGTCAATCCTGAGTTCGCTGGAATTGTCTGCTGGATTTGATTGACAGTCGCAGTGCCGCCATATTGAATGGTCAGGACAATCGCAGCAGTTGAAGTGTTTGTGGCATAGAGCCAAATCTCATCGAATGCAGTTGAGGAAGTACCTGTCGCGTGAATCGTTGTTCCAGTTGATGCAGTCGCAGCAACCGCGATTGGCGCTCCTTGCGTTGATCCTGAAAGCAGTGTCTTTGAATATGTAGCCACGATCTTCCCCTATCCGAAAACTTGTGAAGCAAGAATTGTTTGATCTGACTCGCTGGCATAAGCAGCCAAGCGAGCTTTGACATTTGCAAAAGTGCCTTTCGGCAAAGTTCCAAGCTCTGTCTCAATTGCAAGAACCGCATCATTGATGTTGTCATGTTGAGCAGCGTGAGGAACTGTCGCTGAATCAAGGGTATCCGTTGCAGTTGGATTGGTGAATGAATCCAGTGATGTTGGATATGAGGTCGTCATCAGATACCCCTCAGATTAGGAAGCGGAAACTGAAAGAGATCCAGCGGCGATGGTGACAACGCCAGCAGAAGATCCAGTTGTGATCGATGGCGATAGAGCGCCGCCGATGTAATAAGTTCCAGAAGTTGAAGCAGACCAGACTCCGAAATATGAAGCAGTCGTTGAAGCTGGCAAGTTGATCGACAATGCTCCAGAGTTTGTCACCGATCCTGAAGATGGTGAGTTCCAAGTGACTGCAACGCGAGCATAAGTGCCGCCAGTAACTTCTGAACCGCCGGAAGTCGTTGGATCGGCAGTATGTAGGGAAACATAAGACCAGCCAGTGGTGCTGAGAGCTTGGTTGGCTTCTGTTGTTGAGATTCTTGCCATTTTTTCTCCTTATGATTGGGCATCAGCTTCAGAAGTCAGGGGTTCTTCAGAAGCTGATGCTTTGAGTTTTTGCTGGATGGTCAAGTCTCGAACCATTTTATGATGACGATCATCCAGCCAAAATTGCTTGTGATGGGGAAGAACTGCCCCAGTGTGGGCATGAATCTTGTATCCCATAGCCTTCACGCGTTTTGAGAAGAGCAAATCTTCTCCAAAGTATGTTCCTTGAATAGCACCTTCAACGAACCAAGCCCAGTCGTTGCCTTGATTGGGAGTTGCTTGCTTCTGGATCTCAAGGAAAACATCTCTATGAATCAAGAGACATCCAGTGCCAGCGGCATCAACTTCCATGATCTCGTTGATTGGATAATCATCTATCGCTGTGAGTCCAGCTTCTTCGCTCATCTTGTAGATCGTGGGAACTGCTCTCAAGTCATCTTTGTCATCAAAGAATGCGGCGAAGACCAAGCCAGAGATGATTGGGCGATCTTTATCATGTGCGGCATCGACCAGCTTCATGAAGTTATCTGTGGAAAGTCTTTCATCTGAGTCAATCATCAGAAGCCAAGCGGCATCAGTTGTCTCAAGAAATGTTTTGACGACAAGATTCCGCGAGCGAGTTGTCAATCCAATGTTTTGAACTTGGATCAAGTTGTTGAATTTTCCACTTGGATGGATAGCAATGTGAATCAAATCTTGAGCCAGCATTGAATCAATGGTTCCATTGTTGACCATGCCAATGCAAATCTTGTCTTTGCTCTTCATCGAGTTTCAACCTCGGGATCAAGTGCAGTGGTTTCGATTGATCCTTTTGAGAGCGCTTGAATTATCTGATCAAGATATGCAATGCCTTTGTTTTGCACGATCTCTCTTGCTGATTGCATACCTTCTAAGAAAAGCGATTGCATAGATTCCCCCTGTGGAATTGTTATTGCGCCAAAGCGCCGACCCCATCAAGTGATGGGATCGAGCGCCAAGGCTTCTGGCTATTAGTAACCAGATGGAGCGACAGTACCAGTTCCAGTGACGGCCGAAACGGCTTTATTGTATCTGTGAGCGAGTGCTGCATAGCCGTACACCTGAAAGCGCACCGTGAGGTTCGCGCTGAGGATATCGGGGAGAACCCTTGTCCGAACCCCGGATTCGAACAGGTAACTATCGCTGAACTTTCCAACCAAGATTGGAGATTGGTTCGTTGATGCACCATAAGTCTTTGTCATTGTTGCATCGATAAAGACTGGAACGCCTTGGATTGTTCCAACAAGTCCAGCAGGAGCGCCGGGATTGGTAACTGTTCCAGCAGCGTTGAATGCCTGTGAAGCGCCAGTGACAGGCACTACCAATGGGCGATTCTGCGAGTCAACCTGAGAAGCGAACCAGTACCAGACTGATGGAGACATGACAATTGCTTCTGCTGCCTTGTAACGGTTGGTGACAACTTTTGAAATCGCCTTGGCGATTGCAATTGCGCCGTTGACGGCAGATGGAGTTGTCTCAGTCCATGTGACAGGAATTCCATTGGTGGTATCAACTCCCAAAGTTACGAGACCCTTGAGAGTTCCTGAAGTTCCATCGCCAGTTCCAACAACTGCTGTGTTGAGCTGTAATGCATAGTCAGCCATCAAATCACCAAAGACTAGGCGATCAAGACCGCCAGCAAGTGGAGACTGTTCCACTAATTGAATCGACACATTCTCATAGCCGCTTATAGTCCTGACAGGCGCCGAAACCGTGCTGGTCACCAAATCGCGTGTTGTTGTTGCTGAGTTGTCAGATGATTGGAAAGCAGCCAATGTTCCTGTTGTGATTTGAGGAATGTTGATGCTGTCTGTTCCTGCTGGCATCGCCATATTGGTGAGGAGATCAGCTGTCACTCTTGCTGCACGAGCGAACTCGGCATATTCGTTGATCAAGTAAATTGGCGGAACCAAGTCGCCGCCGGAT